ATGTTCGACCTTGGCTTCGAGGGTTGTATGCACAATGGTGTGCCACTGATGTATGATGAGGACTGCCCTGTGTCCTATGCATACTTCATCAATGATAACTTCCTGCGGCTGCATATGCTGCGTGGCGTGAACATGAAGGTGAAGGAGCTTGTTGCTCCGTGGAATGTAGATGCAGTTGGTTCAAGAGTCGTTTGGCAAGGGCAATGGTGCCTTTGGAGAGCTTTCAGGACCCATGCGGTAATGACTAATTAGTAGGAGAATCTTGTGGTAGATAAAACTACACGACTTGTTGCTGAGATAGACCTAGATGCAGTGATGGAACTTTCTGTTGCTGATCGTGCGTATATCGCAGGATACTTTGATGGTGAAGGCTCTGTTGGCCTGTATCCAAAGAAGTCTGGGTTTGCTCTGAAGGTGACAATCGCTCAACGTAAGCCGGAAGTGTTGCTATGGATGCATTCACTGTTCGGTGGGGCCTTTGTATCCATTGATCGTGTAGAGCGGAACAATCAATACTATGAGTTACGTCTTGAAGGTCCCGCACTTGCACTACCACTCCTACGCATAGTTGCTCCTTACGTTCGAGAGAAGAAGGAGCAAGTTACCGTTGTCATTGAACACTATACCAACATAGGAGACAAGACATTGGAAGATAAGAACAATGTCGTGTCCTTGCTAAAGGAGTTAAAGAGAGCGTGATGAGCGATACACCAGAGGTCCCAAAGCCATTGCTTGACAAGGACACATATACGGCAGCAGCAGCTACTGATCCTCGTGTCACGCATAGGGCAATGACACAAGCAGAGGAAGTGGCAATTGCTGCACTCAAAGAGAAAGGTGAAGAAGGTGGTGAGGCTCCTACAGCAGCACCAGTGAATGTCGATGTGCCGTATGCAAGTCAGGAAGGCACTACACTCTCTTGCACTATGGGCAATTGGGAAGGTGAGCCTACCTCGTATTCATATCAGTGGTATGTAGATGGTGCCAATCTAGGTGTGGCAGAGACCATCACAGTTGTGCCTGATGATGTTGGTAAGTCTGCGGTGTGCATTGTGACTGCAACCAATGCTGTTGGCTCTACAGATGCTCCTGAGTCGAATGTTGTGGTGATCGCATGAGTGGGCACAGCAATGTAGACTTCAAGCCTACATTCCAAGCTGAGAAGGTCACAGGCACATTCTATCGGACAGTGATGCACATTGAAGAGGACATCCGTGAGGTTGGTCCTCTGAAGAACAAGCAGATCATTGCTCGTAAGATAGTGCCTAAGCGTGAGGAGTTCTACGAAGGCTATATGGTCTACTTCCCACAAGGCCATAGCATGTTCGTAGCTGCTGACGATGTAGATCAGTTGCAGCGCATTGGAGTGATTGAAGGCCCAGCACTGATCGACATGAACAGTGGTGAGCTTGTGCCTCCTCACTTGGCATTGACTCCTAAGGAGATCGTAGAGAACAGGCAGAGCAACAGGCCACGTCCTAAACAGGGTGGATTGGCTACACTTGACGGAGAGAGGATCGAATAATGGCCAATGTGATGACCAATCCTACGTTCTTTCCTCGTAGGATCAACATGTATGTCCCTGCTATGCAGTATAGTGCGGACGTGAACTACAATGGGAAGACCCGTGTCAACTTCGGTGCACCTGTTGCTGCTAGTGCTACACTCGTAGCTAGTGGTGTAAGTATTGCAGCAGTAGGCACTACTGATCTCAGCACGGTAGCAGCCTTTCCAGAGACGTATGGCCGCAACATTAGCGTCGTGGCCAGTGGTGCTGCCACGTCTGGGTTGACCATCAATGGTTGGGACTATCTACATCAGCCAATCAGTGAAGGCATTACGCTGACAGGCACGACTGCTGTAGCTGGTGTGAAGGCATTCAAGGACTTCAACAACATTGTCATCACTGGCACCACTGCTGCTACGACCATCAATGTAGGCAGTGGAGCACGTCTAGGACTGCCGTATAAGTGCATACGGTGTGAGTATGAGATCGCCAATGGTGCATCTGCTGCGGCTGGCACATTGACTGCTGGTGTGTTGACTGATCCACAGACTGCTACGACAGGTGATCCTCGTGGACTGTATACGCCTACCACGACACTGAATGGAACGAATATCATCAGTGCCGTGTTCGATTTCCTCAATGATGTGAACACCAGCAACAATGGTGGTTTGCACGGTATCAGGCAATACACTGCGTAGCTGTGAGCCACAGTGTAGCTTGATGGGCTAGCGATGTAGACATCGACTGTTCTACATCGCTAGTTCTTTGAGGAGTAGACCATGACCACAGTCAATGATGTAGTCAGTTCGGTCATCAATGAGCTTTCACAAGTTCCTGGACTGGCCACACAGATATACGCTACTCCTCGTATTCAGCAGATGGTGCAGAATGCCATACTGCTAGAGATTGAAGAGATGTGGTGGCCTCGGTTGATGATGTATCAACAGGTCCCCATCGACTCTGCTACAGGATTGTTGGCTGCGGATGTGCAAGGACCTATCAGTGCCATAGATGACTATGGTGATGTGTTCGCTGTGTATCGTGATGGCAGCAATCTGAAGATACCTGAATTGCCACAGTCAGTTAATCCATTTGCATTGACTGGTGTTGGTGCTCCACGATTCATCAGTGCAGATAGCACTATACCACATAGACCACTTCGCGTATGGCCTGCTGGAGCTACAGGTAATGTAGTGGTGTGTGCTCGTCAACGCACACCATTCCCAGCAAGTGGCACTGATCAGGTATATCTTGATCCACTGTTGATCTCATACGATGCATGTTGGATGTATGCAGTCGATGATGGCACTGTGCCTGCACAGGTGAATAAGTATCAGGTGTTAGCCACTAATCGAAGGAAGCAGATGAAGGCCAACTTCTCACAGCATTCATTGATGCTCGATCCTAGGTTCCCATCTGATCAGTTGCTGGATCAGATGGATGATACATTCTTCGTGTTGGATCAGGACCCATTGGCATGAGCGGTTCAGCGATTAGCTTCACACGTGGTGAAGACCCTCTACGGGCTGATAAGCTCAATGCGGCATTCGCTGAGCGTGTGCTTCGTAGTGGCGACACTATGACTGGCTATTTGACGCTCGTTGGTGATCCCATTGATCCATTCCATGCAGCGACTAAGCAGTATATAGACTCAGCAGTCATCACAGCAGTTGGTGGTGCATATCTGCCATTAACTGGTGGAACGTTGACGGGACCGTTGACGGTCGGCGGGACATTAGCCCTGCCGGGTGGCGTGCTGGCGGCGACCAATACCGGTAATTTCGACATCAAGACGGGAGCGACGACATCGCTCGTTCGTCTTCTGAACAACAACAGCGCGAGTCTTCTGCTGGTCGGCGGCACGTCGGCTCCGGTCAATCGGCTGTCCCTCACTGCATCCAATGCTGGCGGCAATATCGGCATCGCCGCCAATGGTTCGGACACAGACATCAGCATGAACTTAGCCGCCAAAGGCGCTGGGTTCCTCAACGCGCAGTCTCGTATTCAAGCCCCGCGTTTGAACTTGCAATCTGGCACGACAACATGGACCGGAAGTGGGGCGCCGAGCGCCACAACGTCAGGTTTTTTCTCTCAGCAGACACATACAGGAACTGGAACGACTGGCGGTGGCCCAAGGTTAAATTATCTGTCGATAGGCTCAGAGAGCATTGACGCCGACCCACAGGCTGTCCAAGCATTCAGGCTAACGCATCAGGTTGACACTGGGGCGACCGGTCAGCGTCAGACGTTCTTCGTGCAGGGGGTGCAGATTGGCGCAACTGCGGCGACATTCGGTCCATTAGTTGCCTTCGGTTCCTCGGCTGAAATGCGGTTTAACAGCGGAGGCGTAGCCGGAAATAGGAAAGCTGGCGCGTTTGGATTCAATCCATACACAATCATAAGTAGCGGCGCGTCGTATTTGTTGACCGGATGTGGTGGGGAGATCAACGTATCGGTAAGGGACCCTACCGGGGTTCAACGTAAGACGATTCTGCAACTCGTATCAGACAGCGCGGATCTCTATCCTGGTGTGTCGCAGGACACGGGTCTGACGATCGCTAGCCAGAACAACGCCATCGGAGCAAAAGACGCCATCGGCATCGGATACTGGGGCAGTCAGTTCCCTGTTGCGGCCAGCGGCGAGACATCGATCCTGCGTGCCTATCGTCAATTACTCCCTAGCGGAACTCGTGGACAGACCGTTCAGCGCGGCATCGATTTGCTTGAGGCGGATGTCACCAGATGGGCCTTCCGAACCAGCGGATTTCAGGTTCATGGATCGAGCTTCAACAGCGGTGCCGTGCAGATCGGTCAGGGGGTCGTGCAGACCATCGCCAATGCGCTGAACATTGATGTCCCGGGGAACGTCGGAACAGGGACGCCTGTGGTCAGTGCCGGTGGTTCTGGGTATGCCGTTGGTGATCTGATCTACGATGCCTATGGCGGCGTCTATTCGGTGGCCACGATTAGCGGTTCGGCCATTGCAACTGTTGGCACACCTATTCGTCAACCGATGATCCCGGGAGCAGCGCCAGCTAATCCGGTAGCAACGACAGCATCGTCCACAACGACCGATCCTGGTTCGGGTGCCACGTTGACACTCTCGTGGACCGCTGCAACGACGATGAATCTTGGCACCGGCTCAGCCACCATGATCAACATCGGGCGGACGGGAGCGACGACGACGATTGCTGGACTGGTTAATGCAGTTAACGACGCTGCCGCAGCGGCGGCTGGCATAGCCGTTACCGGAATATACCGCAACGGTTCAGCACTTATGGTGCGAGTTGCATAGGCAATAGGCAAAGGAGTTTACATGAACACAGATGACATGATCGCAGTGACACTCACAGCAGGCCAGTGGGAGACAGTCATGCGCCTACTTGCTGATCAACCATACAAGGTGAGTGCTCCATTCATTCAGTCGATACAGACACAGTGTGTGCAGTATGAGATGAAGCACGTTCAGCAGGGGCATCAAGCCAGTGTATCTGACGAAGACCAGCGGTAATCTCAATCCTCGTGGTCAACAGCCACAGAGCAACCTACAGATCAGCACTGTTAGATCGTTTGAAGGTGGTCTCAACATCACCGACACCGATCTTAATATGTCGCCTAAGTTTGCTAGGGTGCTTGATAATCTAGAACGAGGCACAGATGGCTCACTGTCTGTGCGTCCTGGCACTGTGCTATTGACAGACAACATCGCTGATACAAGCGACATCATCAACCATGTCTACTTCGCAGGACTGGTGTGGTCTGTGCAAGCCAGTGGCAATATCACTACTACAGATGGTGCTGGAAATGTCACGGTGCGCTTCTTGGAGCCTGCACATACTACACCTGTATGGCCTGCTGGTATCACATTCGTAGACTTCACTGTATTCAACTCAGACCTGATCATAGTCAATGGTAGAGACAAGCCATTGATTGTAGCAGGTAGACCAAGTGATCCTAATTACTTACAGGTGCTGTATCTACAAGACCTAGCTACACTGTCGAATGTCAATACGCCAGTGGGTAGGTTCGTGATAGCACATGGACGTTATACGGTGATTGCGGGTGTGAGCACTGATCCTAGCAGCATCTTTGTTAGTAATATAGATACGAGTGGCACATATGTTGGTGATCCAGCACCCAATGATGGCATCAAGCTAGATGTAGGTCCACGAGTGTCGCTTGGCTCATCTACGATCACAGGCATGGTGGCATACCGTGATAAGCTACTCATTACATTCGAGCGTGGTGTATTGCCGCTCAACCTCGGTGTATACACCGGATCACCAGCAGTGCATACACCTACAGATGATGGCTTCATTGAGGAATTTGGCTGTCTCTCCCATCGCTCGTTGGTA